AGCCCAACCAACTGTAGTTGCCTGTGTATCTGGTTGCCAATAAGAACGGTAAGGCTCTTTGATTGTGCCAGAAGTATTAGTTTCCCACCCCTCTAAATCAGGGTTAAATTCTGAATTAACAAGTAAATTAATCTGTCCCAAATCATTCAACTTATCTGAAACATTCTTAATCTGTGTCTTAAAACTTTGTTCAGTTTGAGAATTTAATGAGGTGTAGCCCTTAGTAACACTAGTGATTTGCGTATTCACTAAATCTTTCATTCTAGTTTCAACAGCTGAATCACCTGATTTTCTATCAGCAACTTCAGTAGTAATTTGCTTAGCGGTTTGTGTCATAGTAGACTGCAAACTCTTAATATCACCATCATTAGAATTAACTTGAGTTTGAATACCATTGGCTGTCGTAATAGCTGTTGTTGCATCTTTTTGAGCCTTAATTGCCAAAGTATTACCGTCACTGGCTAACTTATTTGTAGCACTTAACCCATTCTTAGGGTCTTGAACAGTTTGAGTAATACCATCTAAACTAACTTCAAGTGCTGAAACACGTGAGTTGTTGTTGTAATTTCCTTGAACGTAATCACCAACAACTTTTTCAAACGTCAACATAGGTTGAAAGATATAAGCGTTAGTTCCTTCTCTAGTATCAAATGAAATTAACACTTGCTTAGCCTCAATCGGAACTGAAATATTTTCCCATTTCAAAACATTCCATTGATTTAATCTGGTGTCATTCCAATTACCCATTGTTCTGTTACCAACATCTTTACCATTGGCATCTTGCCAATACAACCAAATATGGCAATAGTTATCCATTTGTCGTGTATTAACTCGCCATGATAATGACATAACATCAGTGTTTAATCGGCTGTTAGGCAATGGAACAGTTTGTTGTAAGCTTGCAAAAGTATTAGCAGGCATACCAACCGTATTGAACCCAATCCCATTTGAACCATAAGAAGCGAAAGACTTATAAGGCGCACGACTACCATTATCAGCTTTTAAAGTCCAATTTTCTGTATCTGGGTTGAACTCTGTATTCATCAACTGATTAATTTGTCCCTGCGCATTAGCTTTTGCCTGCAACTCGGTAACTGATTGAGAAATCTTATCAACTGTAATCTGTTGGTTAGAAATCTTAGTATTCAAATCTTTTGAGTTAGAATCAAAATCAGTTTGCGAGACCTTCAAACCGATGGCTTTAGCATTAGCCGTGATGTTTGCTGTGTTAGCTGATACCTTGCCATCATTTGATTTCTTGTAGTTAGCAACATCAGTTGTGACCGCATCTGCTGTGGCTTTTACTTGACCGTACTTTGTAGTTAAGTCATCTGTTTTTGTATCATAATCAGATTGTGAGACTTTACCAGAAATTTCAGTAGCATTTTTAACTGTTTCAGAATGAACATCATTAATCTTTCCGCCTAAATCAGTTTTAGCCTCATTAAGAGCTTTATTAGCACTAGTTAATGCCTTACTTGCTTCTGCTTTTGCAGTCGAAACAGCATTATCTGCTAATTCTTGTGCGTGGTCATTAGCATCAGTAATTAATTGAGTAGCTTTTTCCTCAATTCTCTTTCTATCCTCACCTGCATCAACTAATTTTTGAGCAGTTTCAGTATCAATATCACTGATTTTCTTATCTAAAGCATCTCGTTCAGTCTTTGCATCATCTATTTCTTTATCATACTTTTCTCTAAATTCTTGATACTCTTTAGCTTGCTTATCATTAAGTTCATCAGCATACTTCTGTGCTTCTTTAATAGCATCATCAACTGCTTTAGCAATCATTTCTTGTGTCTTAGTTGATACTAATTCAACCCATTCACCATCTTTGAATACCATGATGTACATGTCTGTACCGACTTGTTTAAACCACAAATCACCCTCAACTGGGTGTTCTGGCTCTTTGTTTGAGTAGTAATTAGTATTCTTACCATTTGCACTAACAATAGCCGTAACAGCATCTTGACGAATCTTATTAATCTTATCTTCCAAGCTAGAGAATTTATTTTGGTTAGCATCAGTAAATGATGTCTTACTTGTACCAACAACAATACTTGTTACTCTCTCTGACAATGGGTCAAAGTGTAATTCCGTAACAACTGCTTGTACATTAACCCCAAATTCTGGAACATAAACCGTAACAGTATCAGTAAGCTCAATAGCCTCTAAGTTCTTAAATTCCTCTTGATAATTTGAACTATCTTGTAGGCTTGTAACATCAATTTCAACAGTTACTTGAGGCAAATCAACTTTTGAATTAACTGATTGTGTAAACCAGGTCTTAGCCTTAGCGTTAATCTTAGCTTTTACAGATTCATCTGATTCATTTTCCTCAATCGTAACGGCATCACCCATATCGACATTTTGAATGTAAATATTAGCGTATTTATCAATATTCTTAGAATCAACAGTATCACCTGCGATAAAATAATCATCACCACTACCTGTGTGAGTAACTGTTGGAATAATACGTGTAACCACGTTGCTCATATCAACAGTATATTTAAGCCCATTGATATTCTTACCAAGTCTAAATGTCGTGAAATTGTCTCGTCCACGTCTCGACAACATTGAGACTGTACGATTATCACGCTTAAGTTCACCGCCCCAAATCTGCAAGATTGAGCCTTGTGTCCCTGCGATTGCCTCCATAGGGTTCACGTATTGTAACGTGCTATCTCCTAAGTGTTGTAAATCAGAAACAAATCTAAATAAATGAGGTGCAACAGTAGCTTCTTGCAAGTGGGTCATGGCATTTTGTCCGTCACCCTGTAAATGAACTTTCTTAACCATGTTATGCGTTAAATCGTAAGTAATATGGTCAGCCTCAATTGCAATATTATAGCCTGAAATATCTAAGTCAGTTTTAACAATACGGAATGCCTGGGCCTTGTCATTTTGATTAGGTTTAGCTAATACGATACGTCCAACTTCAATATCTTTGTAATGCCGTCCTGACACTGGATAAGTAGCTGTTAATGTAAATAAGCCATTACGTTGCTCTTGCACATCTACATCATAAATCTCTGTTAGTGCCCCAAGTCCATTATCATAAAAATCGACTTCATCACTTTTATACAAAATTGGAATCATAATGTACGCCACCTCGTTTCTACCTTTGCTGTTCCGTTTGTTAATGTAATTGTGTTAGTGCCTGGTTTTAAGATTGGATAAGTCCCAACACTAACTTGATTATTAACGTTGGTAACTGTGTAACCCTCTTGAACATAGGCATCTTGTAATTCACTGTTCAAAGTAATTTCTGATTGAACATCTTTGATGTTTAATGTTTTGCCATTTACGGTTAAACTTGTATCTCCTTTTACCGTGATTGTGATAATTGGCTTAGCATTAAAATTTGTCGGGTTAGTGATTGTAACTTCACTACCTGCTTTAATATCAACTGTTTTAGAATCTGCTAGATATTTAAATGGCGCACAATTTAACGTCATATTTAGTTCTCTGTAAGAACCTGAAAAACTAGGTCTAGTAACAGTTGCGGTTGATAATCTAGCAACTTGATAAATGTAATTAGGGTCAGAATAGACTTGAAAATCAACATAGCCACCTGTATCTAATTTAGATAAAAACTTTTGAATATTTTCATCTGCATCTTTACCCTCAAAGCCCAACATAATCTCCATATCTCGGTTGTTATATGCTTTATCATCAAATAAAATAGCCCTGTCGATACCGATAGGACTAGTGTTTTGATTAATTTTTCTGTCGGGCAATGTTGCCATGGGGTAATTATTTATTCTTGCGTTAATTTGGTCACTCTTTAATTGGTGACCTAATACGAATGAGCCTCGTTCCAATATCTCTATCCTCCATTTAATTTATCCGAATGCTCTTAATTTAGCATTCTGCTTTCTTGTAATTGCATCTTCAACAGCTTGAGAAATCTTATTAATCGTTGATTGAGTAGTATCAGCATTAACATTAATGTTGATTTCATAAGTGTCGCCACCTTGATTGTTACCACTCTTAACAACATTGATTAATTCACTCAATAAGTTGTTTTCTTGTTGTCGTCCATTAACACGTTCAGTAGCTTGTGAGAGTAACTCATTAGCACGTGGCTTATTGTCTAATGGGATAATCATTTCTGGTTTGTTGTGTTCAGCAACTCGAATGATTGAATCTTGATTAATTAAACCGCCATTCTCGTACCAGTGATTTCTCTGCCAAAATCTGTAAGCCTCATTGATTCCGCCATAACGTCCATTAACGTATGACTTCATCCACTTTAATTGTGTAATCGGGTTACTCATGTAATCACTACCAAAACTTGCCATCTTTGACGGTGGCAATGCTTGTCCAATTCCATAAGCATCAGAACTGGGGTTCTTTGCACGTGGGTTCCAACTTGATTCATGATTGATAATGTAATTCCACTTATCAAAGTTGCCATTAATTCCTGCTTGTTCTAACCAGTGTTTGTGTGAGCCACTAGGTAGCGCTTGTGTACCGCCACCAACTGAACCATCTTCATCATTTAGTGGTGAAATAAATTTCTGTATCCATTTCATCATGCCACCTGTTTGACGTTTAATCAACTTAGCCATAGGGCTGTTTGCCTTAACTTCTGGGGCTTTAGCGCCACCACTTAAACCGAAATCTAAGAATGTAGTAGCACCACTGATAGGACGACCCTTATAGGTGTGATATTTGTGATTGTAATTGTAGTTATATTCTTCACCAGAAATTGAATCACCTTGAACACCATTAACCATGGCAACGTGATTTCCAAACTGTGAACCATTAGAATAAACAGCAACCATTCCTGGCTTAGGGTGTGAAGTATGACGTACTGGGGCTGAAGTCCATTGAGAACCATTACCCAAGTGACTAAATTTACTTGCGGGAACTCCCATGTTAGCCAAACGACTAGCAACGAAAGAAACACATTCCTTAAAGAAATATCCCCATGGGTCACCATTTCCAGAATCAGCTACTCTGTTCTTGAATCGATAATCATCACCCTTGTTACCTGCACTTGCACCAGATGAACTGGCCTCACTAGCCATTGACCAAAGTGTCTTCCACCAACCTTTAGCTTGAGACTTAGGTTTCTTAAACATTGAGTTACCAAAGCTATCAAAGAAACCTGCTAAGCCATCTGCATTAGGGTTAAACTTACCCTCTAAAGTCTTAACTGGGTGTGCTACTGCGCCAGTAATAAACTTGAACATTTCAGTGAATTTCTTAACACCGTTCTTTAGTCCATTCCAGGCGTTACCTGCAACATTTGTCACCTTATCAAATACACCTGACCAGAAACCAGTTCCTGACTTAAATGCCATTGGTTTCATACCTAACAACATTGCAGTTTCAGTAGCATTTAATACTTCTGTTCCTGCCCCAAGAATACGTTGTGTGTTACGTCCTTGCACAAGTTCACTTGCACCATTAGGGTGTATCAACATTTCTTGATTATTAGTTTCAGGTGAATCATTACCATCATTTAGCGTTGCCAAAGTTGGCTTAGTAATCGCTTTGCGTTGGTTGTTGAACATTCCAGTACCAGTTGCGAAATGTACCTTAGGAATCTTACTGATTGCATGTTTTGGACCGCCAAAGTCATGAATTAAGCCGTTAATACCAGTGATACCCTTGTTAGGTATCTTGATAACCGCATTAATACCCTTTTCAGCTAAATCTTTCATGCCGTCCCACATGTCACTGAAACCAGATTTAATCTTTTTCCACGTATCACTAAATGCCTTGTGAATCTTGCTCAAAACACTGTCAAATGTGTTCTTAATTGACCAAATAGCATCATGTCCAGTACGTTTCATTGACTTCCAAATGTTACTAAAGAATGAACTAATCTTATTCCATGTGTTTTTCCAACCTGAATAAATTTTATTCAACGTTGATGAAATAATTGAATGTAACCATTTGATAATAGGTGTAAAGAATGCCTTAATAGACTTCCAAATCTTCTTGAATGTCTTACTTACAGCATTCCAAATTTTGTTCCAGTTCTTGGAAATGAAATTCAAAGCAGTTGTTAGATTCTTTTTCAAATTGTTCAAATAATTAGTAAATACTTTATCAATTACTTTCCAAATCTTGCCAAAGAACTTAACAATTGTATTCCATTCACTCTTCCAAAAATTGATAACTGGTGTGAAGATTGCCTTTAATAATTTAGTAAAGCCATTCCAAATCTTCTTAGCATCTCGTGTGAACGTGTTAAAGATTTTCTTTAAGCCAGTAGTTAAACTAGTCCAAATCTTTTTAACATCTTTCACTAATGTGTTAAATATCTTCTTCAATGGCTTAATCAATGGTTCAGTAATCATCATTGCAATTCCAACAGGAAATGCGATTGCAATAATCAATGACTTAATCATGAATTTTCCAAGTTTAACAACACCTTTTACAAAGGCATTCCAACCCTTTTTAAACCCTCTAGTTAAGCCTTTGAACCAATCAACAAGAACATCTGCCCCATTTCCAATTGATTTACCAATACCTTTGAAGAAACCTTTCACATCTTTGACTAGCTTATTAATTGCTTTTCTAAACTTGTCATTGTGCTTGTAAACTAAAGCAAAAGCCCCTGCGAACGGGTTTACGATAAGTAACAGAATTTCTTTCCAGTCACTCTTCACAAAGTTCAATACTTTCTTGAAGAACCCTGAAATAGTTTTCCATGCTTTACCAAACCACTTGCCAACACCCTTAAAGAAATCAGCACAAGCCTCAACAACACCATTAACAAATTTCTTGAATGTCTTGTTGTGCTTGTACAGTTCAACTAAAGCTACTACTACTAATGAAATTCCTGTAACAATTAAGCCTATCGGGTTAGCAGTCAATAATAAGAATAACGGTTTCAATATATTGAGAATGCCAGTAACAGAACTAACAATCTTAGCCCCAAACTTAATGGCTAGAATTGAACCTAATACCCCAACAATTAACTTACCGTGCTTAGAAATAAACTCAATAACAGGTGTTAATGCCTTCATAATGCCAGGCATGGCTTTAATTGTGGCTTTTAATAGTTCATTAATAGCCTTTTGCATTGGTTTCAATGCACCCTTAAATTTCTTAGTTTGACCTGTTGACATTGCTAGAGCAGTTGTTGATGATTCTGCCCCACGTTTCAACAATTCAAAGGGGTTTTGTTCCTTTAATTGCTTAGCAGTCTTATCAGCTGTCCCTTTGACATCATCAAAGCCTTTGTTAGTCTTTCCTAATGAATCAATAACCTTAAGAGAGTTATCTTCTCCTAAAGCTGACCACAAATTTGAGGCAAGAGTAGCCTCTTTTTGCTTATCGGTCATCTTGCCCATTTCACCAGTAATTTGTTTGAACATGTCACTGGCTGAAACTTTGCCGTTTTTATAACCTGCAAACATTTCTTGAGACTTCTTAGAAAATGAACCTATAGCCTTATCCATACGTCCATCATTCAAAGAAATGCTAAACTCTTTTGTGAAGTCCAGTAGCTTATCACCGTTGTAAGCACCAGATTTGATACCATTATCAATCAATGACATGGAATCTTTAATACTGAACCCCATTTGCCCTAATACTTGAGAATACTCTTGCATGTTGTCGGATAAATCACCACCAACATCATCACCACGTTTCTGTAACATGGTCATGTTATCAAAGTATTCTTTGTAGCTTATGTGCCAAGCCTTTGTAGCTCTGTCCGCACCCTGCATAACTTCTTGAGAATCAGAACCTGATAACTTAGCATAGGTTGATACAAGTTTTGTATCTTCTGCCAATTCCTTGACTGATTTATGGGGGTTCATTTGTGCAATTTGTGCATAGGTTTCATTCAACTCGTCCATACTCTCGCCATAGCCATTTGCATACAGCTTATTAAGCGCAAGTATTGATTCCTTTGATTTGCCATAGCTTAGGGTAGTTTTTGCTTGTAAAGTATTAACTTCACCTTGTGCATCAAATACCTTATCAACAGCCTTTGCAACTCCTGCTAGAATTGTTGTGGCTGTTGCACCCATTGCTATTAGTCCTGCTTTAGTCTTACCAATTTTGCCAGTAAACTTTTCAAATTTACCACCTGCAACACTAGCACCCTCATTTTTACCAATTTCTGATTGAGCTTTATCAAAGTTTTCTAACCCTGATTTAGATTTAGCCAAAGCCCCTGCTGTCTTATCTAGCGCTATTTTTTGTTTGCTAATTGAATCAGCACTAGCCTCATTAGATGATTCTAAGCGTTTCATTTCAGAAACTTGTGCCTCATACAACTTAGTTTGCTTCTCAATAGTCGTGGCTAAACCTTTACGCTTATACTCATTTGCCTCGGTTTCTTTTCCCTCGGCTTTTAACCTATCAACGTGAGCATCAACCTCTTTGTTGTGCTGTTGTAGTTCACGATTAAGTGAATTAATACCACTTTCTTCAAGTTGATAAGCTCTGTGTGCTTTATCTAATTGACCAGTCATACTGGTTAATTTTCGCTCCGCACTCGTAATTTGTGATTCATACTGCTGATAAGTTTTCTCACCATCTGATGTCTCACGGTTGACCTCTGCTTGTTGACGTTTCAACTCACCCAAAACATTCTGTTGTTTATCAACTGCATTAGATAAACCTTTGAATTTAGTTTCTGCTGAACCTAATTCATCACCAGAACGCTTTTGTTGAGATTCCAATTGTTTCCATTCATTAGTTGCGCCTTTCACAGCGTTTTCTAATTGGTTAATAGATTGAACAGCTCCAGCTGTGTCTATTCCTATGCCTGTTGAAACCTTGGCATCAACTTTTCCTTTTGCCATTAAATAACCCTCCTTTTATGCCATATATTGCTTTGCAAGGTCTTCTGGGTTAATCATCTTGTTGTTTTCATCAGCGCTAAGAACAGCCATCAGCTCTTCATAATCTTCATTATCAACGTCTGATAACGTCCAACGCATTTGTTGAACTGCATCTTTTTCAAACAAGCGCAAGTCCATCAAACGGTTGTTATAATTGATTATTCTTTCTCTGGGGCTTGGTCTAAACCCTCATCTTCAACAGCTGATTGTGCCAAAACGTCCTTAATTTCTTCATTTGACATGCCCATTACCCGCATAGCGGTATATTGTGTAATTTCCATTAACTTTTCTTGCTCTAAATCTTCTAGCTTTTCAATTTGCTTTGCTGATAAGCGCAAAATATCAATCAAATAAGCCTCAACAGAATTTTGTAAGTCTAATACGGCTTGCAATGCTTGAGTTCCCTCAAGTGCTTCCATTGTTTCCTCTGAATTAGCCATATCCAATTGCATTTGATACGTCTTCTTCAAATTCTTTACTGTTCCTTTGATTTCTAGTGGCTTAGTCATTCCTAATTCTGCAAACTTTACGTTAATTGCCATAATTCTTTACCTCGTTTATTTTGAATTTTTTAATATGTACTAATGGGCTTCTCACCCCATTCAGATTGCAATTTATTTAGCTTCAATCGTTACTGTGTCAGCAGTTGTTGTTATTTTATTAACCAGCTTCAGGAGCGGTAGTAGCTACATATCCACCCATAACTTCTGCCAACATATCTTCTTTCTTGAATGCATCATCACCAGAATAGAAAATCTTGATTCCTTGACCATTCCAACGGTCATCACCAAATGATTGGTATGTCAATGAATCATCAACACGTTGTTCAGCATTGGAATCTGTTTGTAGATTTAATGCTGATTCAATCATTTGTCCGTTTGAGAATGCGTAAAAGAATGAGTTTTGACGGTCTAATGTCTCTGATTCAACAATCAAAGCAACACGTGGCAAGTCCATAGATTGAACATATCCACCCTTGCCATCATTTTCACGTCCCAATACCTTTGACTTAATGTCAAATGGTAGGTTGTTCCAAACACCTGCTACAGATGGGAAAGACTTTGACTTAGTTTGGTCAGTTTGTCCGTTATCACCATAAACAGCAGTTCCTGCCGTTGCTAGATTAGTAATGTTAGCTGACTTAGTACCCAAGTCCTTTGCATTTGATGTGTAAAGTCCATCTGCTGATAGACCAGTTTCGCCCTTTAAAATCTTTCCATCTTTATCTAATACCGCTAGGTATGTATGTTTTAGTCCTACTTGTGCCATAATTTAAAATTCCTTTCAAAATGAAAAGAGATTAGTCATCATAACCAATCTCTTTCAGTGTCATTATTTTTTTAATTGATAAATTCTTAATCGTTTGCCGTACATCTGTTTGCGACAAATCTAAGTAATGAGGTTGCGAATTTGTAATGCTCCAACCCTCATTCTCTAGTGCTTTCATTAATTTAATTTCTGTTAATGTCATATCAGAATCATAGTCAACTGAATAAAAGATTTGAATATCAACACCAACAGTCATACTGTTGAATGTCATATCTCCCATGGTTGAAATATCTGATTGACTTTCTTTCAACAAAACTTGTGTGACATGAACATCATCAATAACTGATTCAGGTATGTTATCTGAATAAACTTGCCAATCAGGGAATACGTCATGAACCACGTTATTTACTATGTCTACTGGTCTCATTTACTTTTCCCTCACAATCTTTTGATAAGCCTTAGCCTCTGCTTCTCGCATTTTTTCAATTACTCTTGAATCATTGCGCAATCTCTCAACAGCTTTATCGCCATTGATAGCAGTTTGCCCACCATGCTTGAATTTCTGTCCTTTACTTGAATACATAGGAAACCTTGTCCCATTCTCAATAAAGTTAGCAATATAGGCTTTATCTTTAGTCCAACCAACTGTTGAATCACCTGTTCTTTTGCCGTCCACATTAGTATTTTGACTAATAATTGAATCAGCTAAATGAGGATTTTCACCAGTCTTTCTGTCTCGATAATGGTTGTCGGTGTATTCTCTCTCAAGTTCTTTTTTGAACGCATCAGCACCTGCTTTAGTTATCTTTTGTTTATCTTTAATTGATAAATTAGTGCTAACATCTTCAGCTTGTTTGATAATATTCTGCATTGCTTGCTCAAATGATACTTCTGCCATTCTCTATGCCCTCCGTTTCAAAGTAACGAAGTCATACGTGTTGTAATGGTTACTTTCATCAGGTGAATATGAACTAACATCATAATTAACATCATCAATTTGTGCCATTGTATAATTCTCAACACTTGCGTTATGTCTAATCACAACAACTTTTGTGTTTTCTAATTCAGTTCCAATTAATTGATATTGCTGATTAAATGTTCTTGTTTTAGGGGCAAACCACAATGAAACTTTTGGAACAAATTTCTTAATAGTTGACCCTGTGTAAGGGTTCTTAACTTCTTCAACTTTTCCAAACTTAATTTTGTGATTAAAATCTGAAGGACTAAATGCCATTTAGTTACCCCCTTTAAATACACCAATAATCTGCAACAGAATAATCATTTGACCGTGTGAGAAACCATTAGTCAAAGCTCTGTCATAATAAAGACTTGTCGCAACTGACCCAACTAAACGATTAAATTGTTCTGGGGCAACTGCCAACAAATCTGTTTCAGTAACACTGTTATCAATTGAGCCACGTATCAAAGCACTAGCATCATTGATTAATGTTTTCAAAACATTTAATTCTTCCTCGGTTTGGTCTATGTGTAATTCATCTGCCAAATCAGTGTTAGTAATTAACTCTGCCATTAGTAGCCCCTTTCTAATAACCGCCTTTTGAATCTAATCAAAAAATTGTTTATTTATGTGGCGATATTTTTGTTATTTTATTACTTTGAAGCTGGTGCTGAAGCTGTTGCTGGAGAAAATGTTAGGAATTTACCTGCATCAGAATCTGCAACTTGGAAATCGGCACGCAATGCCACAGCCAACTTCTTACCGAAAATATCATCATCTTGCCATTCAACAGCAATGTCAGAACGCAATGCCTCAACTGCAAACGCCTTAACATCACCAACGAAAGCATGAGCTTCACCAGCCTTACCCAATACATCATCAGCAACAATGACAACTGGAGCGCCTAATAATGCCTTACCTGATGCTGAAGTAATTGAATCTTGCAATAGGTAACGTCCATCTCCATCCTTCAACTTATCAATTTCAGCAAAGAATGATTCTGAAACAACAAACATCTTGTTGTAGTTAGCTAAATCATGGTTGAAGGCATCTTTAATAGCATCAACATCTGATACTGCAACTGCCTTAGCCTTTTGCAAAACTTCACCAATCTTAGCCTGTTCAGTCAAAGCCTTAGCTTCTGTAACATAAGTAGCTACAACTGATTCAATTTCAGGAGCATCTTGCAACATTTCCATTGATACAGGTAGAACGCCACGGAATGTCTTAGCCTTGTAATCAACTTCCTTTAATTGCAACTTAGCAATTTCTGGGTTTTCAGCCAACTCTTCAGCAGTAACCAACTTAGCCGTATTCTTAGCCAATACAGGCAATGCACCCATACCTGATGTAACCGCTACACGATTTACATAGCTTGATAATTGTGCAGGGTCAGTTGGTACTTTTTGAATGTCCAAAATTTCCTTAGGGATAACTGCGCCACCCTCAACAGTCGTTAAACCATCACGGACTTCACCAGTTGCCAAAAATGCTTTAAATGCATCTGCGTCATTAATTAATTGTGTCTTCATATTTTTAATTCCTTTCATACCTGAACGCTTTTCCTCTTTGTCAGCGCCATTCACTTCTTCATCATCTTCAACGGCATCAGTTAATTCTGCGTTATCGTCAACAGTGACATCTTCGCCATCATCATCACGCTCTTCTTCTGTTCCCTTTTCAGGTTCAGATTCTTCATCTGCCTTAGGTTCTTCTGGCTCTTCCTTATCTTCCTTTGCAGGTTCTAATTCCAAAGCCTCTGATAATGTTTTAATTTGCTTAGTAATCTCTTCAATATCAGCTTTAATTTGTTTAACTTCTTCCATTCCTGCCTTAACTTCTTCTACTGGCTTTTCAGTATCTTCAGCACCTGCACGAACTTCAGAAATCTTTGCATTAAGTAATACTTGCTTATCTGCAATCTGTTTGTTCATCTCTTCAATACGATTCATGAATAAATTCCTTTCTGACATAATAAAAAGACATGAAATCAACCATGTCTTAGTAAGTTTCAAGTGCTAATAGCACCTTTTGTTTGTAATTTTGAGCTTGTGTAAATTCTTTAAATGACCGTGTAACTTCAACACTCGTATCATCATAAGCAGGAACTGAAACAATTGAGATTTCTCTCATGGTTGCAATTCTTGAAATAAATCTTGTTGCTTTACCTGTTACATTTTTCCAAGTCTCACCGTTTTCTGCGACTGTAAATCTGAATGATAACCCTTTAAGATTACCTAGCTTGATTTGCGTATAGACATCATGCCCCAATGTCGTATCAGGAATCTGTAATGTGAAATGTAACCCATGTTCATCAATGTTCAATTTCAATGAACCTGAATCTACACGACCTAATACATTAGCAAAATCATGATTGTACAGCGCTAAAGTCTCTGATAAATCAACATCTTTCAATGCATCATGTTGAATAACTTCTTGAAATGGTAAGTTTGTACTTACGGTGTCCCAAACAATGGCATATCCTGCAATTTCACCAATAAAGCCTGATTGCTTATCAGCACTGCGGACTTCCATATCTTCTAAATTTATTGCTCTAATTTCTGTTTCTGTCATTAAATTAACCCCCTACTAATAAGTAGTTCATGAGCCTCTGTGGTTTCTAAAATGCCTTTATCAGTCAAATCAATAATATTTTTAATTTGTTGTTGTCCTGAATAATCAATAATATTTTGAGTATCAAACTCAATACCACCGCCTAATTTGCGGTTAAGCTCACTAACCATAGGTTCAATGTACTTATTCAAACCATTGACATAAAGCGCTGAAATCATATTAATTGATGATTGTTGGTCTCCCTGGCCACCCAAAAAAGAATCAGGCACGCCATACGCTTTTGTGATTTGCGTCCGCCCCCAATCTAATTGTGTTAGATATTTTGCAACATCAGCATTAATTGAGACATTTGAGAAACTAGCTGTTTCGTCCAATACGATTGTACGTCCTAGATTTTCACCACTATTGGCTTTCTCAAACTGTTGTCTCACAACATTTTTTGTCTCATCTGACATCTTACCTGCCTCTGGCAACTTTAAAATTCCCATAGGAGCTAAGGCGTTTTTCATGATTGCACTTGATAATTTGTTAGCAGTGTTTCCTAATGCAATCTCATTAGTTAAACTCTCTAATGGTGAATGACCTAGTAAACTATTCAAATAATTGTCGTCATAAGCCATAATGCGAATATGAATCACATCTTTTTGTGGATATTGACCAACAGCATTATTGAAATCATTAACAATGTAAGTAACTTCACCAGTTACATCATCTTTATCAATCGTTACACCCTTTGTACTAACAGGTGTCAAGCTAACAGGCATATCATTCTCAACACGATTAATAATCGCTAAAGCATTACCATTCAGCAAAAGATTTAATATCATTGTTTGCCAAAAGTTGTATCTTGAAACATCTTCATTAGGGTTATTCAAAATCTTAATCACTGGGCTATCACCCTTGAATTTAGCACCTGCAATATCAGCTGAAATCAAACTTGTAACAGCGTACAAATCAGAATTTCTTAATGCTGTACTTGCAGAAACTAAATGATTTTGATTAGCAACACCACCTGTAATAATGAATGGCGCTGTAGCACTAGCTGAAATAGCTGAACGTGTCTCGCCAAATAATGTGTCTTTAATTCCCATGATTATTTAACCTGTGGAGCTAATACATTAATAGCTGTCCCAATCAAAAAGCCAATAATAATCAATGAAATTCCTGTTACGGCTAAACCTGCAACTAATGCTAAGAAATAGAATGCCACATCAATTACTACCAACCCAATGACTACGCATAGCATTGGCATAATCGACATAATAATTTTTCCCATTAAAAACTCCTCCTTTCTACTTGTTTATTGAACAACGTGTTTAATTAATCATTGTTATATACGTTTTCAGGTACCATTTAACCGAATAATTATTCACTTAAAACGTATTTTTATAAGAAAAATTGCATAAAAAAAGAGTTCCCCCAATTGAGAGAACTCTATAGTTTAAAACGTTATGTGTTGATAATATTCATCAATCTGTTCAGGTGTCATACCGTCAAACATTGATTTTTTCTTTGGCTCTTCCACATTGGTGAAATTGTCGAAGTAGTACATACCCTCATAAAGCGCATCAATAATGGCATCAATAGCATCAATTTTATTAGTTGCTTTTGCTTTATCAATCTTATAACCATTAGGGTTTCCTGTGATAATCGCATTGCTTAGACTAGCCTTCATAATTTCATCTTCAAATGTTGTTATTGAACCTCTGATTAGTCCATCACGTAAGAATTTAGTAGGCTCATACAGATTAGGTATCGTTTGTTTTACTGGTAACAACAATAACTCTGGGAATACATCTTCTAAGCGGTCAACAAAGGCTCTTGATTGCCACGCATCATAACAAATTGCTTTGACTTTTAAATCATTTAAATCAATTTGTTCAGCTAACCACCAAAAAATATCCTCTTGATTAATCTGTCCGTATGGGTCTTGAGTAATCGTTGCGTAACCCAACTCTTCTGAATGTCGATAATTAATCTGGTCTGCTTTTTCCTTTGATAAGATATTCCCACCATAATGTTCAGTTGGCACAAATGAATGTTGAATTAAATGGAATTTCTTTTCTGGTCCGTCAAAATATGGATAAACAAAACCTACACCAAAATCATCAGTTGTTGCTGAAAAGTCTAAACCAATAAAGACATCACGTCCCTCAATGTTAAATTCATCTTCTGGAATTACTGACTTTTCAATGTTTTGTACACTAATAAAGGAATCTTTCTTAGCGTTTTGCCACATGTTCATGTTCTTAACCATGAAATCAGGTAGCTTACCATTTGCCCGTAATTCATCACGCTCTGAAATCAGCTTTTGTGTGGCTACTAAGCGCTTTTCTGGTAACTCAAACAATGGGTTACTCTTTATCCATGTTTCAGGTTTATCTACTTCATCTGCGTTATCTTGCGACCAATTCAAAAATAAAATGTTATCAATATCTGAATATCTACCACTGGTAAATTTATCTGAATAGCGCTTGAAATCAGCATACATTGGACTTTTCACATTAGTTCCTGCTGTTGAAATAAACACAATTTGTGAGTATGGCAAGAATGCTTGTCCACTGGTAATAGAATTAATAAAATCTGTATTCTTGAACAAATGGTACTCATCAACAATGGCGTATGAATAGTGACCAGTTCCATCTGATGTTGATTTACTTTCAGCCGATAATTTTGTCATAGTTGTTGATTGTTCAGTAATCGTCATCTTGATTTTGTTTGATTCAATACCTAAGCGTTTTACTAATACTTTGAATTCATTATCAAATAATGGTTCAGATTGCGCTCTCATGTAACTGTATAGGCTCTCTGTATGGGCATTGTCAGCACTTGTAACGGTAATTGCTCTGTTATTGGTAGGTTTTCCAAACAAAAAGTTATAAAGCGCTAGAACCGCCATTATAGCCGTTTTACCATTACCTCGTGACATTGATATAAATGCTCTATCAAATCTCTTAGCACCTGTGATATTAGGGTTTACCCATGCTTGCAACATACTGATTAAAAACTCTTGGTATTCTGACGAAATAAAAGGTTTATGTGTCTCTAAGTTCTTCAATAGGCTTGAGAACTCAATAATCTGTGTTGCTAATTCTGGTTTATATTCATACTTAAAATCATCATCTTGCCATTGTCGCTGTAAATCTAACAGCTGTCGGTAACAAGCTCTTTGAATTAAATCACCTGCTAATTTCTCACCAGTTAAAACAGCAACAGAATATTTAACTGTCGGGTCATCTGGGTATTTATCAATAACATCTTGAAATTGGTCAATGTCTATTTTTTCCATATTTCCCCCTATCCAAATTTACTTAAAATCTTATCTAAGGCTTCTGAACCATCTGATTTACCTAGGTCTACAAATTGCGCTCTGCTTTCTGGTGTCATGCCTATTGATGTGCCTAGTGTCTTAATCTTATTCTGTGAATCACTTAGAATATCAACGGCAGGGTTCTTGTAAACTCTCCCTGTATCACTGACATAAGTTGCACCCTCTTTTTGGACTGATTCCCATGATTTACGCAACATGCTGTAAGCCATGCAGAAACTTTCAACCAGTGGCTTATCCTGAATATTCACAATACCAGTCTGATTTAAACTGGGGACAATTTGTGTCCAACAACGCTTAGCTACTTTATCTAAATGCCGTGGCGGTGTCACTGGTAACTTTTCTATTTGCTCATTTTGTTCGTGTAATCTTTCTGCTATTACTCGTTGGTCTTTGCGTACTGCATTTGAATCAATCTTCGTCTTTTGTACCATTTTTATATTCCTCGCTCTAAATTTTTATTTGCTAAACAAAAAACCACCCAACAAGCCAATAAGCCCATTAGGTGGTTCAAATATGTTCAAAATTGTATGATTCCAAGTAGAAAAACACCCCATTATTTGTTGTTATATCAAGACACAAGGAGAAAAGAAACTTGATATAAAGCGGTTCAAAAAGGAAATCAGGAGAATTTATACCATGGTAGAAAAAGATTTCTCAAAACGCAAAAAATTGCCCTCGTGACAACTTTGTGTGTTAGATACTTTCTTAAACATTGATGAGGCGGGGTTTATAAGACTTTTATTAGAAAAAATTAATTTAAAAAATATTTTCAAAATTTTATAAACACGAACATTCAACTACTTACATACTAATTTCATTCGTCTTTTACTAAATTTAAAAGCTATTGCTTTTCATAGTTATATACGTAATCAGGTACCATTTTCAACCAAATTTCACTCAAATTCACCGTATAAAAAAAGTTTTTCAGGATAAAAAAAGTAACAATTTCATTGTTATCGTAACTTTTTAATAATACTCTTCCAATCATCTTTACCCATTCTCAACAACTCATCACTCCTACCTTGTGCAATCATCTTCAACTCAACATTAGTCTTAACTCTATGTTCACCTCGTGACAACAACCAAAGATTGTCTCTATCATACCATTCACTCTTATCAAGTAAGCTCCGCTTAACAACGTGGTCAACTTGTGTATCACTATCTCTCAAAATATTCCCACTCACATCACTAACATAACCTTTCTCAACTCGTACACTCTTAGCCAACTTACGCCATCTATTACTTGCATAGAATACAGCACTATCAACATCTCTAACCTCTGCTGTATATTCCTTTTGTGCCTCTAACTCCTTGTGTCTAGCTCTTAATGAACCCTCTTGAGACCTCTTATGAGCCTCAAACCTTGCTACTCTCTCTGTCTCTCTTTGTACCATATGCTTCTCACAATAATGATTCTCATAGGGTACTAACTCTCTACAACCTCTGTAACTACATCTACGCATTCTCATATCCTACCTCCTACAACAAAAGCCAGATAGCATTAACTACCTGACTAATTAACTATTCACTAATTAAATAACGCAACTCACTAATGAACTCATAACCATCTGTTCTGGCTTGTGTATTCTTGTCCCAATTCTCAATCATATTCTTAGGGTTATGAATGAAATCAAATGCTTCATCAAACCATTCATTGTCCTCAATAATCTTAAACCATGTACTAAACCATTCATCACTGGTACCTTGTTCAATCATGTCTAAGAATGATTGTGCTAACTGTCGATTCTTCTTCTCTTCTAATTCTTTATCAGTAAACAAAACATTATCTAATTTCTCACGTGATTCTGGCTTGTTGGCAATAGCAATATACCGCTTTAAATCTTTGTGAAATGTCTTTGTTTCCATTGCATGATTCTCCTTGAATTGTTCTTCCCCGACTGTTAGTAGTTCAGCAATCTTAACAGCAGTCCGCTTTTGATAAATTAGTGGCAATACCTCAATCACTCGTTCAATTTCCTTATCACTAAAACTTGTGTGGTGAGAAACGTTAACACCCTCAAAGTTTAAATCGATTAAATTAACACCTTCACTAGTTTCAGCAGGCATAAAGATTTCTTGTTCCTTAACATCTTGATTATGTGTATGTCTAAGAATATCTTTCTTGGCAAAATTTATATGGGCCAATTGGTGTGCAGTCAACGGACCATTAACTTCTTGTAATACTCCTCTGTGGTTAGCAATCTCGTACATCAAATCAGCTTTTGCCTCATCTAATGGAATGTTAAATTGTCCTGCAATTCTAACACTAGCATTCTTAAAAACTTCGTTCGTCATAATCTTACTTGCTGTTTCATTGTTCTTAATCATAATCATATCTCCTTGTTTCATCTTTCTGTTATTTGTTTTCAAAGGACTTAATAGTCAACTTGGTAATCAAGTTATTTAGTTTTGCTTGTACCTTCAATATCCTTAAATGCTGTTCATTCTCGTACATTGCTAAACATGCCACTGTCGTTGAAATCACCACAACAACAATTAAAATCACTAATAAAATTTCCATGTAATTACTCCTTGTTGTTCTTTGCCTTGTTAATTGCTAATTCAAAATCTGCCTTACTCAATTGAGTTCTAAGTCTCAATATTTCTTTGTGTTGCTCATTGATAGTCAATACTGCTAAAGTTGCTACAAATACAACCAAAAATTCGATAATAAAAAATTCCATGATTAAATCTCCTCTTTCTTTTAAGCCACTGTCTTGTTCAATACTGCTGATTTACCATTGATAACCATTGCTAGGTTTCTAATTGAGAAGTCATTGGTAAACTCACCATTTGCGCCTGTGTCCTTTTGGTAAACTTTGTATCTCTTACCAGTTGGCTCAATCATGAAATTCTCTGCCATTAGCTTTCCTAAACTTGTTCCATGACCATTTACATTTACTGTCACATTGCTTGGATATTGCTTATTACCCACATAGCGTGATTGTTCTTGCCATTTCTCGGCTTTCTTATTCCATTGGTAAACTTGACCAGTGATTGAAATGGCTTGCTTAGGATATAAAATTCCTTTGTGCTTCAAGGTCACTATTCCATCTGCAATTCTTTCTTCGTTGTATTTTGTGTCTTGTAGTTTAATTGTCTCTTCGTGAAAATATTTTTTAGAGTTCATACCTCTAGTTGTTAGTGCTAAGTTCTCTAAGCGGTTATCAAATTTATTAGTGTTAATGTGGTGAACTGCTGTTCCATTCTTATGACTTGTTAGAACCCCTTTGAATGCATACATTACTAACTGATGAACATAGATATTTCTATTTGTGCCATCTGTGAATGTGATATTGATAGCTAAGTGGTCACATTGATTGTATGGTTTAACTGGTTCACCATTCTTATAAACATGTCCCATGTCATCTACTGTTAGTGCTTGCTTTAGCGTCTTGTTGTTAATTGTTTCGATTGTCTTTTCCATAATGTAAATTCTCCTTGTGTTTTAAGTCATAATAGACTATGATGTTAAATGTTGAATTTTGTGCAATTTTTTCTTAATGCTAAAATTTTTAAATAGTCTCGATTAAATCAATGAAGATTGATAAGTAAATCATGTCCTCATAGAAGTTGCTGAATGTATCAACATTGCCTTCAAATAATTCTTTTGCTGGTTGCCAGATTAAATCATCTTCATCAGGTAGCTCATCTTTGTGGATAGCAATGTTAAGGTTCTTTCTGAATTCAATCGGTGCTTCTTGATTACCTACTGTAAAGTCATAAAGTTTTTGTGCCTTTTGTGTTCCTGTTAGTCCTAGTTCTTTTTGTACTTGTTGTGAAATCATAATAATTCTCCTTTGTGTTTTTGACTTGTGCGACTTGTGACTTATATTACTTTTTTACCCCTCTATTAAAGTTAGTAGACAACTCGGTATTAATGGGCTCTTTTTTAGCAAATTAATTTAATTTCTTTCAAATGTTTATTACTTTTTTACCCCTCTATTAAAGTTAGTAAAGTTTTGACTAGTTACGGGCTCTTTTTTAGCAAATTTGTCAAATTAATTTTTTGATATGTACGCCAACAGTTGCACTGTGTCCCCATTTGTTATCACTAGCATTAAGCTCTAATGTCATCACTGGGACAACAAGGTATTTATCACTGGGACAACAAGGTATTTAACAACTGTTGATAGTAATTCTGATATGTATGCCTATTGTTACCAATAGGACTTTTTGTTGATTTCAAATCAAAGAGTTGTTATAAATTCAGGTGTACTAAAGCACAGAGAGTAATATATCTTACTGCATATGCTTTAGAACACTTTGATTATTCTTCACTCAAAGCCTTAACAACATAGCGCTTATCTTTGTTCCACTTTGCTTTGAATTTACGAACAGATAATTCATTAACATCTGATTGAACTTCAGCAAGCTCATCATTGCTTAGACTTTCAACCCATTGTTGAATCTTTCCACGTCCACTAGCTGATTTACTCTTAGCATCATGTTTGTAATCAGTGTAATAAACCTTTTTGTAATCAAAGAACTGGTTATCACTCTTTTTGTAATATCTAAATTGCAAGTGTAACTCGTGTTCAGTGTATGCGACATTATTAACATTTAGTGAATCAAGTGAGAATTGTTCAGGAACACCAATCTCTCTGTTGTTGAAAATATCCAAGTACAAAGCATAGATAAATTCCCAATCATAGAACTTGTTATCATGTGACAATTGTTCAAACAGAACTTTCTTAGCTTGAATTGCTCTACGGAGTTGTAACTTAACCTGTGGTGATTGTGGCTGTTGGTGTCGCATTTGTTTGAATGATGACTTAAGCCCTAATAACATAATTTCATCTGACGCCCTGGTAATTGAGGTGTACAACAGGTTCTGTGAGTAGTGGTCCTTAGTAGAATTAGAAATATGTTCATTGCCCATGAAAAATGAAACAGAGCTTGTTGTTGCCCCTTGCATTGAGTGAACAGTTGCCCACGCATGATAATCATATTGAGAATCGTCAATCATGTGATACATTCCCATATCATCAAGAGTTGGTACACCATCAAATTCTTGCTTTAGTAAGTCATATTCTTTGTTATCAGGGTTAAGAAACACCTTTGAATCATACCTAACAAATGTGGCTAGTTTCCTGAATTTGTTATCAATGTACTTATTGATGAATAAATCACGCTCATCTTCCTCAAATAAATCTTGCTTAGCAAAAGCAAACTTAGCCTCTGTTGATAAACGTTGCTTAATTAAGGTGTCTACTTCTGCACCACGCTTGTGAGTTGGTACCAGAATGACTGAATGATTTTCAAGTTGTCCTCTTAATAACATAGCGTAATCATCATCAGTTCCCTCAATTGCTTTGTTAATGACATCATCAAAGAAATTGTCATCATAAGCCTTGTAATCTAATGCATTAAGTCGGTAATTCTTATTCAACAAAACGCAATTAATATCACAATTAATACGCCATGATTTAGGAGCAATCAGTTTGGTGTAATTGAAACCGTCATAGCAGTTGTCACTGACCCATTGCCAAAACTCATCATTCTTAATACCATCATCTTCATTAACCACAACTTCTTGATTATCAACGGTGATATTTTCACGCAACAAAGCCTCAAGTGGACTAAAGTAAGCCACTGCATTCAATTGCTTAATGTCGCCAAACATAAAGACATCTGCATCTGGTGTACCTTGTAGCTGTAATAACAAAGCGTAAAATGTTGATAAATCTGTTTGACCAATCTCATCTACTAGTACAACATTCTCTTCGTAATAACTTTGACTACCAACATGCACATTGCCTTGTAGTGACATAACAATCTCAAAATCTTCAACTGTTGCCATTTCATTTGCACGTTTTGAGATTGTACTTTGTAGTGATTTCTTTGAACTATGAGTTGGTGTCATCATGTAAATTCTGTTACCGTCCAACTTCTTTTGAATGGCAAGTGATACTAATTCATAGGACTTGCCAACACCAGGTTCGCCTATTACCAATGTAAAATTCTGTTTGTTTGTCATAATATAAATCTCCTCTATTTGATTAATTTAGTTAGATATTAGTAGCCCTCATTTATATAGAACGTTTGAGACCACTTTTGTACACGGTTTTTCAAAAAAAGTTTAATTATTTTCCAATTTGATGTTATTATATGTAATTTTGGAGTTTTGACAACAAGAATCTTATACAATTAGCATATTTAGACATAAAAAAAGAACCCTATGATTTACATAGAGTCCAATATCAAATAGAGTCGTATTTATATGTATGCGTTAATTCTAATAGAGTTTTTTTAAATATCAAATTAATACATTTGTATTCAATTAGATATATTTTTAACCTCATTTCTGTATTCATTATCTTTATGTTGTTATTATATGTAGAAATGTACAAAGTGACAACAAATAGTTCAATTTTTTTCGTTTTTATTCATTCTTTTCATGTTTATATACGCAATAAAGCACCATTCTAAGTGTAAAAAAATGAGAGCACGACCGAAGTAATTAAAGAAGAGTTGTAAGTAATTTCAATCTGTTACACTTTTTGTTACAAATATAAAGAGAGCAACTGAAGTAATTAAGAGAGATTATCAATTTGTACCAATTTTTCGCACTTTGTCATAAAAAAAGAACCCTATGTTACATAGAGTTCTAATTGATTAAATTAAACTAAAAATTCTAAGCTATTCTAGCACTGTCCACATTAGTTATTATCATTATTAGATGAAAAAGCATGAATAAACATCAAAATCACAATTACAGCAATAAACAAAAAGACACCACTAATAAAGCCACCCATACCTAACGCAGAAAATACATTAAATATCACATAAACCATCAAACCACCAACACCAATAACAAGTGCTGATTCAATTAACCTTAACATTATAAAAATCTCCTTGAAAAATAGGCTAAAATGAGAATTAACTAGCTGTTCATAATACTATCATATGAAGCTGACCATTCATTCTTAGCATTTGTAAATTTATTTTGAGCTTCTTGCAACTCTTGTTGATGTTCTGATACAATTCCGGCATCAGTATCTGGAGCATTTATAACTGGATTATCTGATTGATAAGTCACTGCATAATCACCTAATGCATTTAGGTAACTAATCAATAACTTTTGATAATCTTGAAGTTTAGTTTGGTCATCTGAACTTAAATCATCTTCATTATCGACATCAAGAGTTTCAGCTTCATCTGCTATATCTCTAATGTTGCTAACTCTAATATGGAAACGTGACAAATCAGCTGAAGTTGCACCACCAGAAATATCATCTGCTTTAGCTGATTCAAGCACCCCATCTTCAAGGTTCTGATAATTTTCTTTAGCCATAGGCATACTAATAATACTTTTCAAATTACTTAATGATTCAGCAGTATCAATAGAACTTGATGATTCAGAGCTTATGCTCTCTTCAGAATAACTACTGCTTTCTTCTGAACTACTACTTTCACTAGATTTTTCTTTAGCTTTGTGTTTCTTATGGTGTACTTTAGTAGTTGTTTTTGTATCTGATGAATCTGAAGTTGCGCTATGCCCATCAATTGCAACTGCAATCATAAAAACTAATAACAAACCAATTATTGACCCTACCCAAAGCCATTCTTTCTTAGTTACTTTATCCAAATTTTTAAACATAATGTTCACTCTCCTTAGTAAATACTATACCATAACCGTTTATATGGAACCCTATGGTTATCATAGAGTTCTCACTAGTATTCTTGTAACAATATTTTAAATTAATTTTTCTTCACTATTCAATTCCGAGTTTCTCTTTGCGGCGATTAACCCAGTTATGGTCTGCTTGGGTCATAAAATATTCAAAAGCATTCTCATACTGCTGAATAGCCATTATCATACTTTCAGGGTCCTTGGCTTTTTCATAATTATTAATAGCACCCTTGTATATCTGTTTAATCTCTTTATCGCTGAACACATCACCCTTCTTTTCATAGAATAGTTCCGTGAAAGCATCTCCTGCTTCAGCATATTTCTTTTCATTTTGCAGACGATTTGCTTTATCTTTCATTCTATTCAGTTTAACTTCTTGCAATCCATCTTCTGTCAGTTGAATCCTGTGTTTGGGTAATGACCATAACATTGAAGCATCTGCCGTCCCAGTCCAATCTTCACCTAATGTTTCACGTTGCAAGTCATAGATACGTTTTTCAATCATTACATCGTTAATAGCAGTGTGCTGTTGTAGGTTATCACCACCCACCTTTGCTGGATAACGTGAAATGTAATTATCAACCTTATGATGGTGCCAATTAGGTTGCGCAAAATACTTTCCTATTAACATAGTGTCAACGTAATAGTTTCGTAAATCTCCTAACTCATAATAGTGTAAATTATATCGAATAAAATTTAAGTCAAATCCAATATTATGACCTACCATGTCATCATCTCCAAGGAAACCCAAAAATTGCTTCAACATCTCTTTAATTTCAATACCTTGCTCATCAATTACCGTTTGAGTTAATGGTGAATTATCCAGTAAAAAATCCGTTACTTTGGAATCTTTATTAAAGACTTGAAATTGGTCAACAATTTTATTGTCACGAACACGGATAGCAGATAATTCAACAATTTTATCTTGTCTAAAATTAAACCCTTCTGTCTCAATGTCTATAACGGTGTAATTATCTACAAAACAGAATGCTACTGGTTCCATATGAGTATAATATTCTGCATCATTGTCTGCAGTATTTTCAACCTCCTCTACAGGCCCAACAGACTTAGCAGATATCTCAGGTACCTTTCCATCATCATTTTCAGATGGGTGCCTTCCAATAATTATCTGTTCCGTTTTAAGGTCATCTTCAGCCCTTTGAATATTTCTATCCATTTGTTCAGACATCAATTTTAAATTTTCATCAAATTCTTGATTCTCTTTTTTCTTTTTTTCTCTTAATTCTTTATCCTCTTGGTATTTACCAATACCAGCAAGTATTATAAGAATAAAAAAAGCCCACCCCAATATCGTCATAATCATTGCCCTGTTCTCCTATGGTATTTGAATGTCTATCGGGTTAATTTTACCACATCATTACTCTAAAATGTCGGCAATACCGATAACTTCATTATTTGAAACATGATTATAAATATCCATTGTAATTGATACATCTGAATGTCCTAACTGCTTTTGAACAAGCTTAGGACTGATACCTTTTTTAATCGCCATAGTTGCATACTCATGTCTTAAAGCATGCAAACCACCAATATCAGGCACGCCAGCTTCTTTTATAGCTTGTTTAAACCACTTGTAAGGACGATTAAACGACATATAGACATCTTCACTACCAGTGGTAAATAATTTCTGGTGAGCGTATTTTCGGTCTCTTAGATACAATTTTAATATCTCAATAGTATTTTTATCTAATCCAATCTCTCGTTTACTATCTTTTGTTTTAGTTTCGCCAAGGTACATACCTTGTTTGCCATACTTTAATGCTTTATTTATTGATAAGGTTCTTTTCCTTAAATTAATGTCATTTACATTTAAGGCGCTAATCTCTTGCCGTCTCATTCCAGTTTTAGTCAACAGGACAAGGTAGACCGATTGTTGTTCACTCTTTTCCCAAAGGTCAGTTAATAAGTAATTTAACCATTTCTCATATTCTTCACTAGTCCAAACTGACTTTTCAGGTGTTGATTTCTTTCTAGGCATTGAAACTTTATCAAACGGGTTATTTTCTAGATATTCTATCTTAATTGCATAATCAAATATTCTCTTGAAATAGTGAGCATTTTTATTAAATGAACGCCATTTTAGACTGCCCTTGTTTATCCAAACTTGTAGTTCTTGAGATGTGATTGTTGATATATCACGTTTACCAAACTTAGGTTGTATATGCCTTCCAAAGAATCCATCAACTTTATATTGAGTGCTTTCTGTAACCCCACCTGCTAAATAAGCTTCATGCCATTCTTCCCATAAATTATTAACTGTAATTCCTGTTGAATCAGGTAATCCATCTGATTCATTTAATAGGACACGTTCAAATTGTAGTGCTTCTTTTTTAGTTACAAACCCTGAAATCCTCCTTCTAGCTCCTTTTGTATAAACATCTATTTGCCACTTATTTCCTACATGTTTTACTGGCATTATTCTGTACCAACCTTTACTAAAATTAGCAAAAATAGGTATACCAATTGACATGATAAAAATTTTAGTCATTTTTAGTAGTAAGAAACTTTTTAAAAGTGCTAGAAACGTTGATAGAACCGGTGTTGAGCCGGCGCACGGGTTCAAATCCCGTTGGCTCCTTATTGAGGTTTAACAAACACCTTTAAGTCAACAAAAATAGTTGGAAATTTGGGAACTACCTACTATGTAAATAAAACGCTGTTCAATTGCTGAACAGCGTTTTATTTTAATACCACCATTAGTGCACTAATATCTTTACTTATAAAGATGATGTTATTTGCCAATTGTAACCCTTGTTCAAGTCAACTCCCCCTACTCTAAATTTTCTTAAATTAAATAACCACCACCTATTGGCTTTGTACCCGTATAATTTATCATCCAATTAAAATATCCGTTAATCATTACTCATCTTGTAAACAATTATTAATAAAGCTAGTTATATTATCTTTTTATACAAAATAAAAAGGCTACCCATTTGAATTGGATAACCTCTCAACTTAAAATATTACAAAATAGAAAATCTTATTGCTTACGTTTTGACTTCATATCTATTAGTCCGCTTACAAACAAGATTACCAAAACAACTAGCATCGCATACCATCCTTTATGCGCATTCACATTGTTCGCTACCTTAACTGCAGTTTTAGGTAAGACTACTGAAGTATCCTTATTTGGTCCAATTTTAGTATAACCTTTGTTAATTGTCGGTTGCATACCAAGTGAACTATGATATTTATCGTTAACAACATTTGTCACAAGATTAGTCGTAACAGCAGAATTTATTACAGACATGCCGCCACTATTACTAGGCTTACTTGTGCTATTTTCTAACGTGTCATGAGTTACATTATTTTCACCGTTTATCGATACACCATTTCCAGATATTGTATTATTGCCACTTGGTTTATTATCATCATTTGTTGACGTATCACTCCCTGACGTACTGGTTTCACTGGATGACCCATCACCATTTGGTTTTTCTTCGCCACTTGTTGACGTATCACTCCCCGACGTACTAGTTTCACTGGATGACGACCCATCACCATTTGGTTTTTCTACTTCACTTGTTGACGTGTCATTTCCTGACGT